TGATAATAAGAAGGGTGAGGTAGGAATACTCGTCAATAATGAACAACAATAATAGATATTCTTTTGATACTATTGCAAAGAATTTTCTCATTTCTACAATGCGGAATGAGGATAAAGCGCGATTTCTTGAATTACTTAAAACAGAACGGCGCGGGCGAGCTGACATTATCTATTTCTCCGAGGAGATGCTGGGAGTTCCATTGAATGATTATCAGAAGAAATGGCTGACTCGAACGACTACTCCCCGCTCAAAGTGGATTGAAAAGTTCGGAGATGCCATTGAAGATATTGGCGGATTTATTTTTGGTTCGAATATCTCAAGTATTGGCAACCAATCAGGGAAAACCGTCGGCATCGCTATTAAACATATTTGGTTCAACAAATTTAAAATCGGGATGGAGTTGGATGAGAGACTCATTAATTCCGCGTATTACGCCACTTTAAATATCTCGCCACATTCCCGCCAAACCAAAGCATGTTATCAACACGTGAAAGATATTTTAAATGGGCAGTTCATTATCGACGAAGATGGCAAGAAAAGATTGAATGATTTAAGTCCTTTAATGAAAGAATTTGTCGTCGGTGATAATGTGAATCTCGGTGAGATTAGATTTGCCAACAAGAGCATGATGTACTCGGTGCCCACAGGCCAAGACCAAGCGTCATCTTTGGCGGGCGCGCAGTTCGGATATATTTCTTATGATGAATGTAGTCAAAGTTTACATTTAAAAGAAGAACTAGGCGCCAAGATTCTTTCTCGTCTTATTAAATACGGATGTTGTCTCGATTTAATCGCTACTCCAGAAGTGGATAGTCCCAGTCATCAGTACTATCTTCATATTGTGAAGATGGGGATGAAAGGAATCCAGGGCTGGTGGTCTCTTACGGGGATGGGTATGGACGATAATAAATTCATTCCCAAAGACCAGCGTGAGAGGGCTAAGGCGACGCTTTTAGCTACCGATAAGAAACGATATAGACAGGTGGTGAAGGGTGAGTTTATCACATCAGGCAAGCGATTTTTTGATGCCTCGGAAATTGAGAATTTATGGAAGTTGCCGAGTAAAAAAGATTGCCAAAGAAGCGGGAAATATCTTCTTGTAGCGGATTGGGGATTTTCCGACAGCGGAGATGAATCGGTGTTTATGGTACTTGACTATACAAGTTTCCAATTTAATGGTAAAATAAATATAGTGAATCACGAATCAATTAGAGGCGGTTCACCCCAGATGCAGTTTTCGCTCCTTCGCACTCTTTATGACCAATATACTTGGCACGATGAAGATGGGGTAGGAACGCATCCGCCGGTATTTTTGACTGACGCGCAAGGTTTGGGTGGGGTGGTGATTAAAAAACTGTTGGCTCTTTTAAATCCTAAATCGTTTGAGATTGAGAAAGATGAAGCGCTGTTCATAACAAAAAGCGCGATGGCGAAAGGAAGAGATTATTTTGAATCCGATATAGATGGCGCCATAATAGAGAAGAATCTGGATTACGGAGTGATTCAATCTTATTATATTGATGAGTTGAATGAACAGTTAGGCAGTTACCATATAGAAGATAAAAAATTAACCACTGATTTCACGATGACTTTAATGATGGGGGTTTCTTATATTATGAAAAAGTTTGCTGTCATATCATCAAAGAAAATAAATCTGAACCCATTAAGCGGATATGAAGCCAGTATCACAAGATTCAATTCAGGTCGCAGTCAGAATTATAATTTAATAAGATAAAAAATGGGACTTTTAGCACTATTAAAAGGTGAGATGTCGGTAGGGGAAAAAAATCCTCGCGCTGTCGAATTAGCGAAAGAAATTACGGCGCTTGAAGGAACTATTCGTCTTGATTGGACGAGGCGCGTATATGGCGATGGTGTTTATTCTGGTTATCAGACGCTTCGTGATTTTTATAAAGGAAAGCAGTGGAGTTTCCGCAAAGAAGGTGGTGGCACGATGCGCACCTATAATTATTGTTTCACCATCGTAGAAAATATGACAGCGTTTCTTACGAACGAACCGCCTCAAATTTCTTGTCCTCCGAGAAATGTTACCGACCCAGTGGAACGCGGTCTCGCGGAAGGTCGCACGAAACTTTTGGATGCCATTCACGAGGACAACGCGCTATCGCTTGTCTTCCAGCGCGCCGTGCGCACAGGTTCGATTACAGGGGATGCTTTTATATTCGGCGCTATTCCGACTTTTAAGACGGATGATGATGGCGTGAAAACTTTTGACCGCATCCGTTATTGGAATATTGAGAAGCCNGAGCATATTCAGGTTCTTTGGAAGGATGAGAATTTTAATGAGATGGACGGTTTTATTAAGAAATATCGTATTTCCGTAGAATCAGCCAAGCGTCTTTTCAAAATAGAACTCAAAGATAAAAAGTTCGTCATCCAAGCTGATTATGACGCGGAGAATCCAAGCGACACTCAAAAGACAGAAGTACCAATGGTTACAATCAAAGAATTATGGATGGAGAATGAATATTTGTTAATGTTCAATAATGATAATAAGCCAGTCCACTACGTGAAACACGATTTTGGATTTGTGCCGTTGCAATATATTCCTAATATCCATCTTCCTGGCGAGCCGAAAGGCACATCGGATATTGAACACGAACTCGACCCTCAACAAGAATACAATGAGCGAGCATCTGATTTGGCTGATATTATTAAAGAGATTGCCAGACCCGCTTATTGGGGCAAGAACCTTGACAATCTTTCAGAAGTAAGGTCTGGTCAAATTGTTATCTACCAAGTTGGCGACGACGGCGACATTCAAGCGATGCCGAAATCCGGTCAGACATTTCCGTTGGAGAGTTATTTGGAAGACCGCAAGAATGATATTATCGCGTTGTCTGGTATGAATCAGGTGCTTTATCCAGGCAGTCAAGTCTTACAAGCTACTGGGCGCGCTCTTTCTGTTGTGATGCAGGGCGTGAATAATAAAGTTTCTCTCCGCAAAGAGTGGTGGGTTCGCGCATTCAAGGAACTCAATAAATCCATTCTCTTCCACGCCGAGAATCATATTCCCAATGCAAAACTTTTGATTGACGGATTTTATAAAACAGACGTGTTCGTCAGTTCGGTTCTCTTGAGAAGCGTGGTTGATGAAATCTCCAAGTTCCAGGCGAAGGTGCAGTCGCTCACCACAACCCAGCACAATGTCGGTATTTCAAATCCTTCCGAGGAGCAGAAATTAATGAAAGAAGAATTGCAGGATGAAATTCTCGCAACCGAGATTGCAAAACAACCAGGATTGCTCCATCAGATTCTTGCCGACCGCGTTGCGCAGATGAATCAAGCGACAGGCGGAGGAATGACTGGGGCGGGGATGGGTGGAATTAATGGGCAACCGCCACCGATGCAGACTGAAGAATCAGCAATGGAAGGGGGAATACCCCCAGCAAGAGGAGTTGCTTCACCTGTAACAGCTAAAGGAGCAATCGCCGGTGCTGCCGCGAGAAGAGGCGGAGTAGCGGTGGCGCCTAAGAAATAAATATGGCTATAAACATCCAACAAAAATTCAGTGTTGACCTAAACAGTGTGGTAGAAAATTCCATTACTAGCGTTAAAGCTGTCCGCAAAAGCGAACAAACACGCAAAGAAGCGGAGTTTCAGCGAGCGATTGCCAACGGTCTTTCATACGAAGAACAACTTATTATGAGAGAGAAGCAACTTGAAGAAGAAAAGAAATCATCTCTTTCTGATGAGAGTTATATCAGTGATTTGGAGAAATCTGTTGCTGATACAAAAAAACTCAATCGTTTTAATAAATATCGCAGACGATATGCGGAAACATTCGGGAACTTAAATTCAGGCAAAATTAACGAAGAGCAGTATCTTTCTATTTTGAAAAATCAATTAATCGGTATTGATGACCCAGATTTGCGTTTGGAAATCCAGAACGATATTGCCTCCGCGGAAACACAAGTGAAGACTTATAAAAAGACGATTCTTGATAATCAAGTAAGGAAAGCCAAATATGATGGGACGAAAGATGTTCTAACTGAAACCGTTGCTAGAGTTAATATGGCACGCACTCAAGCTCTGATAGATAACAATGAAGATGAGGTGACGGCACACGACGAAACTCTTTCCGCGCTTAATTCACAATTATCAAGCGTTCGTGTTCAAGACGCAGTGACTGATTTTGAAGTGAAAAGTTCAACGCGCGGAACCAGTCCTATTGAACGGCTTGATTTTATGAACTCCGAGATTCTAAAAGCCGACCCGAATNTGCCTGTTCGAATCAATGATAAAACATATAATTCCGCCCAGCAATTCTGGTCTCTTGAACGGGATAATTACTTATCTGATAGATTCTTTAAAGATTTAGATGAGGATGTGAAGAATAACATAAATACAAATACTGCCAGATTCGGTTACCCGACGCAAGGAGTTCTTGACCAGACTTTTAAAACATTCGGCGATTTGCGCGCTAGACCGGAAATGACTCCATTCTTAAATCGTCTTGATATTACTCAATCATCTTCTATGAGCGATGCTGTTATCAAATTCACGGATAAGGTTATAGACGCGGCTGAAACAAGTCTTGAATTTGATTTTGCAGACACGCAGATTAAATCGCTTGGTCAGAAATATGGAATTGATACGTCAACAAAACGTTCAGAGCTTTTCCAAAGAGTTAGAGGACTTGAACAGGGACAACTTATTCCTGCTGGGTCAACCGAGCGACTTGCCGCTAAATTACAGGTTGATATACCAGAGATAAAAGAAGAAATTGTTGCTCCGAAAGCACCGGCAACTCCTACCGTGCCAGAAAAACCTGTCGTTACGGCAATACCACCAACAACACCGGCGATTCCAGAAGTTCCAAAAGAAAAACCGCCAGCAACTCCTAGTCCAATGGTGGAAGCCCCGCAATTTACTCCAGCAGGAGGAATAGGCGCGAAATCAGATGATGGTAAATTCACATTTACAAACGAAGGGTGGAAACCGACAGCCCCGATTCCGACTGAGACTCCGACAGCCACCCCAGTACCGATAACCCCCGCGACTCCATCGACTTATGCTGGGGTCAGTGTAGTCGATTATTTGAAGTCACAGAAACAAGATGCTTCTTTTGAAAGCAGAAAGAAATTGGCGGCAGAAAAAGGAATTACCGATTATGCCGGTACAGCAAAACAAAATGAGGAATTACTTAAACTATTAAGGGGATAAAAATATGGGAACTTTCCAAGCAAAAGCATTTCAAGTAGTCGGTTCAAACGCATTTACGCGGGCAAAAAAGCTGGCTGATTTATATTTAAAAACCAATGTTGACGGCAAAGGCGACCCGCTTTCCAGGGGATATGAACAAGCTATTGAAGCNCTGCAATCATTTACTCTTGAAGAAGGGAATGTTGGGATTGANGCNCAAAGATTAGTAGCTGATTATGCNAACAAACTCACAAAATTATCNGAGAAAAAAAGCAGAATGAGTAGGAATTTAGGGCAACTCAAATTAGATGAGCGGGAAATTTACTTTGTGAACGCCAATGGCGGGAGGCAAGATATTATTCGCGATGTCCCGCAGATTGTTTCCAATATCGCCGAGAGTTTGACTTCTCATAAACTCGCAGTTGAAAATGCCATTGAAAATGCGATTGAAAATAATGAATCGACGAGCGATTTGCAGAATTATCTTATGGAACTTGACGGCAGGTATCGCCAGATGACTGAACTTTATAACGATTCCGTGAATGGTGAATTAAATCAAGGAGAATTACGGAATGATTATGGGGTGTTTGTTGATGCTGACCAGGGTGATGGAAGCGTGAATAGTGTCGGCATTGTGCCGATTGGAAATTTGCCTCCAGGAATTTCAAAAAGCGATTTTAAACGGGTTGATTCAAGCTCTAATTATGGAGGAGTATTTTTGCCGACATATTCTAAATTCACAACCGATGGTCTTGGCACGCATAAAGCTCGTATCGGTTCTAAAGTATGGAGTGGGACTGGAGACCTTGAATTATCTTACGATAAGAGAAATAGCGTTGAAAAAGAATTTAAGAATAAACCTGGCGACTTCAACTTAGGAGGAACATCATTAATGCAGAATCCTCTTCGACCAGGGACTTTCTCTAAAAGTTATGTCGGTGTTGATGAGAATGGAAATCCAGCAGAGAAATTGTTTTATGTCGGACAAGATAATAAATTATATAATGTCGAAGATAAAAGTGTGTTTGGGAATGATAGTCTCATTGCTAAAGATATTAAAAATGCCACTATCATTGACCCTTCTTTTGCTAAGAGTTTGTTGCAGAGTGAAAATATAGAGCCATTAAGAATGACTCCTATGACTAAGTCGGTAGATATTACTCAATCAACTCCAGCACCGCAAGAAGAACCATCATTTTTCGGGAAAATGCGAAAAGCGATAACGCCGAAGCGAGAAACTTTCTTTGAAAGTAAAAATATCCCGACTAAACCGGAAGAACCCACGGTTGGCACCTCAACGCCAGATATTGTTGAACAAGGTAAATCAATATTTAGAAAAGTGGGGGGATTTTTTAATAGATAATTATGGCAAGTCCAGCATTAGAAAAATTGTGGGCTGAACAAGCGGCACAAAGGAAAGCTAGCGGATATACACCATCGGAATATGTACCACCTGATACAGCTCCGCGTATTTTAGGCGTGCGGATAACAGAAGATGAAGATAAGTCTTTCGGACAAAAAATGCTCCAAGATGGGGCATTACTTTCATATGGCGCTTTGACTGGAGTAGCTAAGTTAGGAACTGCGGCAGTCAGTCTTCCTCTTACTCCTTTTTCTGAAAAAGCCAGAGAAACTGTTACTGAAACAGG